TCCACTGTTGGAGAGGCGTGAGGTCGCCTTGAATCTTATCGCGGAACTCCTGGAGTTGATATGCCGACATCACCACGGCTTGTTTCGCCGCCGCATGTAGGAGGTCGGTAATTGTCTGCACCGCCGCAGACCCACCAGCAAGCAACGCCTTCACTTGGTCTTCGTTTGGGCGGACGACGTGAAATGCCTTGTCGAAATCCGCTTGTGAATACTCCTTCGCTGGAGCGGCGGGTGCCGGAGCCGCTTGCCCCATACCCGCGGCCTTCATTGCTTGTGCAAGGGATTCAGCCGTCAACTCCGGTTTGGCCGGCGCGGCGGGTGCACCGCCCCCAGCCGCACTTCCACCATCCCCGTTTGCGTGCTGTTCGCCGGCAAAATCCCCATCTCCATCGTCAAGCGCGGCCCCCGCCGCAGTCGCTCCTGGGCTACCACCACCTCTGGCCCCTGGGCCGTCAGCGATATACAAGGTATTTAACTTCATACTTCACTTTCCTGTTTCGGTTGTTCTGGCAACGGGCTTTCCGCCTTAACCTCCTCGGTCAGGCGTGAGATGGCGGCGTCAAGAAACGTCTTTGGCCCACGCAATCCCCGCATTTCACCTAAAATAGACACCGCCTTCACCGCGTCGTCTTGAGACGTAACAAACCCAGGCGACAGTAAAAGGTTCAAGCACTGCTGCACCTCGTGCTCTGCCGCTTCAAACACCATTTGTTGGAATGGATTATTACGCAGTTCAGCCAACCCTTTTAACTGGTCAGCTTTGGATGAGGTCTTGGATTCCATGAGACATACCTGGGTTTGAACCGCCGTTCATGTTGTTACGTGTAGACGTGCCTGCTGGCCAATCACCAGCCCAGTTGGCGGGACCTGGGTTGGAGGATGGCGCGGGCATGGGTTGACCTTGGGGCTGTCCAGGTTGTGGTGGCTGTCCCGGCTGACCTGGCTGCTGAGGCGGCTGTTGAAGCGTGAAGCGTAACGGATTCCGTATCCCTCGCAACTCCATCGCTTCCAACAGCATCGCCCGTAAGTCCAGCTGCCACGCTACGGCAAGTTCCGGCGCTTTCATACCTTCCATCACAACCTGTTCGAGCACCCCGGCCAGAATGTTTTTCTCACTCGGAAGCGTGCCGTCAAACATTTCAAAATCATACGACCCCACAAGGTCGGCTCGCGTGACCTTTTGAAACCCTTGGGCGTCCTGCATCCCTGCGATACCCTGGAGCTTCACAAAGGTTTCCTCGTCGAGGCCGTCCCGCAGGTTGGAAATCATCTGTTCACCCATGGGAATGAATGTTTGCTCAAATAATAGCGACGCAACCATTTTGAGTCGAGAGGCGGCAGCGGAGTTGACGTTTCGGTTTTCAGTCGCCGACCGTCGGCCAGGATAGAACTGCCCAAGGATGTTTTCGTTAATGCCCGTCGTCTTTTGGGTGAACTCCTCAAGATACTGGGCGTCTTTAAGGTGGTTTTGTGTAACGTCTTGTAACTCAAGTTGCTTGATGAATTTGTCCACGCCTTGGCGGGCCGCGGACGGTTTAAGCCGGATAATAGGATTCCTGTCTTGAAGGTCTTTAAGCTCTATACCTTCGGGGTCGACGATGAGCTTGTCGGAAATGACTTTACGTACGTTTGTGATTCGAGAGTTAATGAACCAAGACACCAACGATTGAAGACCATCAACTGAGTCCGACAAAGACTGTGACAGCAAATGTAAGATGTCAGGACTATACTGCCCGACGGAGTATGTGAACTGATCGTGAGCGTATTGAAGGGGTTCGCATCGAACGATCCGGGTATCGTTAACGTAACTGATGAGGTATTTACATGGATAATCTTCCTTACCCAGCGGCTTACCGTCAATCTGATATTCATTGGGAATGAACGTGCGCTGCACTTCCGTCAGCACGAATGACCCTTTTGTTTGACCAGCGTGTGTCGAAATATCCGAGTCGATGATGTTTACGTCGTCTGAGAAACGACTCTGCCCTCGGTCGGCGAGCATCTTCTTTGTGAAGGGCTTAAGCCAGCGACACCCCACCAGTTCTCCCTGTTTCTCCATTTGCTTCAACGCTACGTAGGCATATTCATCCTCACTTCCTACAAACTCCCCCTCTTGGAACCGGCGAAGGGGAAGCCGGGTATCAGGAAAGAACCTATACGGTGTAACATTCATCAAGTCATTGCCTAGATACTTCGTGACGATTTGTTCTTCCTCCGTCTGTCCCCCACCAAGCGACATTCCGAGAAACGAAATGAACGGCTCCTTATTGATCTGAACTTTAAGCCGCTGGGTTTCACGGCGCCACGCCGTCTTCCATATCCCGATTCCAAAGCGAGCAATGTCCAACAGAAACTGATACAGCTTAAGTTGAAACTGATTATGACCCAGATCACGTGCAAGCAACACCTCCGCTATTTTAGCAGGTTTATGTGACTCTTGATTCATCCCCTCGACCTCAAAGAAACGCTCCCGTTGAGTATAGACGGTAAAACAAAACGCAATAAACGCCATTTGTTGACTATACGACAAAGGAAACACCTGCTTTTCAGGTTCCTTCCGCTCGCGGGCCTTACGGTCTTGCTGGTCGAGGTGATACCAAAGATCGAACACCTTCGAGTTATGGTCCCACTTATCATACTGCAACTGCATATGACGCCTGGACATATCCACAAGCGCCTTTGTGTCTTGAAGCAGCTGGCGGTGAAACGGTGTATACGCCTCCTGCTCAAGCTCTTTAGCTACTTTTGGGTCCATTGCCATATATTACATTTTCAATTATTGAAGATAACGGGGGCAGAGGAGAACTGACATCCTCCGCCCCCGCCCATCCCCGTGTCTGTCGGCTGCTGCGTGTCAACCGACAAAGTCTTCACTGGAAACCTTCGCCAACAACGCGGCCCATTGAGCCGCTGTCGGAGGTGTGTTACTGCTGAACAGGGTCTTCAACTCTGTGTAGAGTTGTGGCGCCTCTGTAATAGCGGCTTCGATCACCGGAATAAGTGCTACGATTAAAGTAGGCATTATAGTTTGATGTTGAATGTTGCAAGCAAGGTCGTTAGGTCAGCAAACGCCGCGTTCGCCGCGGTGAAGTCCACCGTTCCGCCAGTGGAGTTAGTCGCAACTGCAGACGACGCCGCGATGACGGCTTCCTCCGCCAGTTGAACCTTTTGAAAGGCCGCATCCACCTTGGCAACGGTCGCCGCCGGTTGAGGCGAGCCCTTTTCAAATGCCTGCCAAAGGTCCCAGGCCGTTGTCACGGAGGCGTCAAGTGCCGTCTCGGTTTGGAAGGCCGTCGTTGACTGGGACGTCGAACATCCAACCACAAGGCCAAGCGCGGCCATAAAAACAAGTAGATATTTCATGCCGGTTGTGCGGTTGAGGACGTTACATCTCCATCCGTGGTGCGCACGGCCGCCGTTGTGGGTTTGGCACCAAAGTGCGCAATGGCGCCCTCAAGGGCACCTTCCACCTTCATAAGCACAGGATCGACAATCCCCGTCGGAAGCCCCACCTGCGCCTGAATAACTTTCTCCAACACCGCATTGGTGTCGGCGATGATTTCTGATACAATCGCATTCATAGGTTATATACTTCTAGTTGTGTAGGACAGGCCCGAAGCCGTGCCAGCCTAATAGCCCAAACAAAATGAGCCAAAGTGCATACGACGCAAAAGGCCGTATTTGGTTCGTCCCCCAGTAAGGCCAAGGGCCAAACAAAACCGCCAAAATCATTAACATCCAAAACAACAATCCAATACTCATATGTTTTCTTTCGTTTAAGGTTTGATCATCTCTGCGCCCTTGGTTCCTTTTTGAACCAGCTTATTGTCCGTGTCAACATTCTTCCTAAGCTCGTTCAATTCTATAGATACTTCGTTTTTTGTCGCCATCTCATCTTGCATCTTGTCCACGACTATTTTAAGATACCCCTGAGATACCGTGAGGTCCCTCAACGTATCGCGCATATTAACCGCCTCGTTCCATACCCCGATTGCACTAGCCGCCAAAACTATTCCCGCAGCCGAAAGAATCACCTTCAAAACCGAGTTGGTGTTGAAATTGATTTTTGTTCCTTCGTCCTTCATGAGTTTATGGTCTTGTAATCAAGTCAAACGAGTTAGGTTGCATTAACGCCGGAGTCGATACCAAGTTGCTAGTTAGGCTTAGCCCCCAAAAATTACTCGTTTGGAGCAAAAAGAAATGCTGTCCAGGTTGAATTTGAGTATGAAAAGACAGCACTGCATTAGTACCCGTAGAATCCAGATTCGTAGTCACCATGTTTGTTACACTAATATTCGTAATAACCGTCCAATTAGCAAACGGCAACGCTAAATTTGTAGACGTCGTTATCACAAACCCCGCGTCAGGAGTAATTGCCACGATTGACTCATTCCACCAAAGGGTGACCTGAGTGTTGGATTGTGCCTCGGCCCTCAAAAGGACGACGAGTAACATCAATAAAGTCAAAGTTTTCATGGGCTTGTTATAACCGAGTTAACCGCGCCTGAGGTAACTGTTTCGCCAGCTCCACCTTGAAACACTGTAGTGGAAGCCGAAGTAAGCGAAGCTAACGCTCCTACGTTTGGAGCCGCTCCGCTATACGGCAACGCAATACCCTGGCCAGACGTCCACGACAGTGGCGAAGCCAGTGTTATTGTGTTACCTACAATAGCCGTAATCTGTGCGGTCGCGCTTTGTCCTTGTAACTGCACAGAATCCGCTGCAACAGTGCATAACCCATTATTCAAGCCTGCGAAAAAATACGAGGCGTCCGCGACTGTAACAGTTATACCATTTCCACTAGCCGAGGTAACCGTGGTCAAAAACGCGCCCGTTTCTTTGGCGGCGCTCCCAAACGTCAGATGATAGTTGGGCAGTACTGTGCTCCACGGCCCAGCATCATTGGTATCGACAAAGCCGGCCGCCGCCATACTACAAAAAAGGTTACTCGTCGAAACATAACTTGCACTAGCTCCAATCTGTGAGATGATATTTGTCGCGTTACCAGCAAAAAGATTATTCACTAACTGAGCGTTGGTTGAGCCAGTGATTGTTAAGGCCGGAATCCACACGTAAATGTTGGCGTTGAGCGAATTGGAAGTCCAAACACCACTACCATTATCCGTATAATTCGTGCAAGTACTAGGAGCAACTTGTGTCTGAGGGTAAGGGCCAAAGCCGTTCTTCGCAAGGGTGTTGTTGTAGACGTGTTGCCCACCCCAGAACGTTCCGCCAGGCGCCCCACTCAACGTCGTCTTTCCTCCATAAATCGCTACCCCACTATATGTATTGTCTGCAAAAACACACTGACGGATGATGTTCGTTCCTGGCCCGTCCAGCTCAATTCCGTGCGGCGTGTTGAAACAAAAACCCGCATATTGCGCTCGGACGCCCTGCACCAAACATCCGTATCCTAGCGCACCGCCCACTTCCATCGCCCGGTGCGCAGCGTTCGGTGGGCCACTGGCTCCAGACGGCGTGTAGCCGATACCGTTGGTAATCGTCCCTCCACCAAGATCGACCCGCCATCCGTAATTCTCGTTATGAATGAAGCAACTCAAGACGACGTTCGACGGCCCATAAATCCCAAACGCTTGGTGACCGGCGTGATAACACGTCACGTTGGAGAACACGTTCCACCCGCTGAAATCCGTGCTCGTGACAAACAACCCCACAGAGATACAGCCAGACGCATCCGCGGTCGCGCCTAAAGGATCGTCGTGGACGGTGAGATCGTGAAAATAATTGGACTGAGAATTGTTGTAGACAAACAGCACCGGGATGATGTTCCGCGCCGCGGCGTAACTTTGCACCGCGCCCTCTCCCCAGTCAGCGAAGTCACATTCGATATTTGTGCAATTCTGGAGGCTGACTGCGCGATATCCGTTGGTCACATTGATCCCGGAGATATGAACATGCGCGCAACCCTGCAATTCTATTTGTCCCTCGTTTAAACCGCTGTTGGAGATGCAGGCGTAACCGTAATTGGTTATGAGAATCGGGTTGGCCGCCGTTCCAGTTAGCGACGGGAAATAAAGCGCCGTCGCCGCCGTGTCACCAGAGTGGTCAAAGATTCCACTAATCGTGATGGTATCGCCCGGAGCAAAGGTTTTGACCGTTCCAAAACTGACATTGACCATGTTCGCCCACGCCGTCGCCTGATTAGTGCCCGCGTTGGAATTAACGCCATTGGTGGCGTTGATGCACCAGTTGGTCGCATGAAGCCCAACCAGCTGAAGCAGGTAGAACAGAATGAAAAGGAGACGACTCACAACACTCCTTCCGAAACCGTCATTGCAACAGAATTGTTTGTAACGGTCTCTCCGGGCTTGAGAGTAATGCTCAACGGCCCGGTCAAGACCTGATTAACCCATTGGGCAGTGGGGACGTTGTTCGAGTAGGTCACCCCCGTCACCGCACAGTTCATAAAAACATTGACGGAGAACACGTTAGTATTGGTGTATCCTGTCGCCGTGAAAGCGAACGGCCCCCATCGAGGGTCGTGAGTCAAATGAAAGGTGAAATTCTTTGGTGGGGTGAAGCTGTTTGTTGGGACTGCCCACGCTGAATCAAGTGGCGTATAAGACAAGTATGTGCAACTGCCATAGGTATCACCATTGACTGCTTCCAACAAAGTTCCCTGTTTGGTTTGCCACGCCTGTACAGGAGCAGACGCGTTTACAGGGGCGTCGTTCTCATCGTTAATTTCACCGATTACAAGTTGACTCACGACCCCAGAATTGTAAATAGTATAGGGAGAACCCCGGCAAAGAACACGAGCAATATAGTTACCGTGGTTCCCTTGGAGCAACCTTATTGCTTCGTTACCAGCCGCGAAATACAGATTTCCAGCCCTGAGATGTTCACTAACTCCAAAACCATTGTAGTATCCAATCACCATACAATTATCGGCTTCCACGATGGCGAAGTTGTTCACCAGAGGGAAACGAATGCCATATAAAGAAGTTCCATTTGGGCTAGCAATGTAACTACCACTGGTAGCAGTATCGGAGTTCACGTTTTTAATCTGGCACTGACCAATACCTGCCATATCAAGACCACTATAAGTAGGCTGATTGAAGGTTCTGAACGTGATGTTTTCCACCACCAATTTCAGTGCTAAGAAGTTGCCGTGAGCAAAGGTTGGCGACGTGCAAAGACCCATCAAACAGTTGGTTAAGGTCTGTCCTCCGGTATAGACAGGAGCCAATTGAGACGACAGAATAACACCATTTGTTGGCACAGGCCAGTTACCATACGGTACAGACGAATTAGAGCAGTAAGACGATATTCCAGCCGGGGCATATCCCTGTCCGATAAACGCAAGGGTCCTGTTGGCGTTTGAACCTCCATCCACATTGGTTGTCGGAATCCACCAAATAGCCGCCGTCTGAGCGGCTCCGCTGATGGTTCCAGGAAGCAGAGTCCAAGAGTTGCCAAGGTAGTTACCCTCCGGCACGTAGAAGGTGCTGATATTTGAATAATTCCAACAATTCGAGACCTGCGTGTTCCACGACACCTCATCGGGATGACCCCACTTATATTCTATGTTGTGAACCGTTCCGGGGTACGTATTAGCCAGAGTAACGTTGTTCGCGGCGTTATAAACCGTGATTGTTGTTACAGTCTGATTCGCCCCCGTGTTGAACTGAACTGTCTTACCAACATCGCCAGGAACAAACGGGCCGCCGTAAAGAGTCGTGCTGTTTGTGATCGCGCCGTTGGTGGCGTCTTGGCAATCGTGATAAACGTTCGTGATTATAGCCCAACCAAGAGAGTGGTCAATGTTGGTGGCGGGAATTGAACCATACGCAGCGTAAGGAATTGTACCCGTCCCGGTCAGACTCGTAGGGAGCACTGCCCCTACACTAAACACACCTGAATTCGCAATAATCGTACTGTTGTCGGGCTCGACTACACCAAACTGACTAGGTGACGCAAGACTAAAGGTAGGAGTAAAGGTTCCGCTAGTTATAATGGGAGAACCAGTCCACGACACTACACTCGCCGAATCCGCCGCCATCGCTACACTAGTAACGGTTCCGCTTCCACCACTAATAGTCTGCCACGACTGATCCCCCCGTAAGAACGTGCTTGAATTGGCCGTACCTGAACCAAGTAACGCTGTTCCCACTATCCCACTATTCAAAAAGGATGCACTTTTACCAAGGAGCTGATTCCAACCCATGTGGCCCGCGCCATCATTTGTGTAGGCTCCAATACCCACAGTTTGTGAAACTAGCTTTGGAGTCGAGGACGTATCCCACATAGCTAATGAACTAGCAGTAGCCGTTGGGATAGTGAAACTACCTGCAGTAATTTCGTTGGTAACTACTTCAATAGATGAAAATGACGTTCCCTGGGTAATGGTATTATTCGAGTTAACCAGCCCCGCCCCCTTAAAGTTGGAGAACGTCCCGGAAATAATCGGAGCAAGGTTAACGGTGGCGGTCGAACCAGTCGTGGTGACTACTACGTTCGTGCCTCCGACAACGGTGGTTGCGGAGCCGCCTCCACCTCCACCCTGAGGGATGATTTGTGCAATAAGCACAAGCGGCAGTAAACAACACAACAAACTCAATAGTTTTTTCATGCGTATTTTACAAAGCAGGAGTCCCGGCTTGTAGGGGTAAGAAGCCAGAAGTTAACGAGATCAAGAAACGTATTCGTAGGGGCGAGCATTATTGTCGGAACGAGCGAGTTGAGTATTTGGTCTGTGTAGTAAACTCTACCACCAATACTCTCGCCTACGTACACAGTGGCAGTATTCGCGGTTGCGGTATAGCCAGCGGTCGAGCCGACTTGTCCCAAAGCACTCGCCCCGTAGATAAACGCGATCTGGAACGGTTTCGACGTTGTCGACAATTGTACTTGACCGTTAGCGACGTTTGGTGGTGCAACTAAAAAGGCTCCCCGATTCACGTTTGGAAAGGACGACACCCCACCCGCAAGAGTCGCCCCCGACAAAGTGAAGCAGCCCGCATCTGACGACGTAGCAGAAACCCCAATCGAGTTACCTGCAAGGCCAGGAATCGACGCCACGAGGAACACCGTCGCGCCATTGAACATGGCATAGTGGGATTTGACTGGGGCGCCGTTCGCGGTAAGCGGCGTTGCACACGTTTGGCCGTTAATCACCGCCACCAAGGTCTGGGCCATTTGGTTCGCGGTCGACCCGAAAAAATCAAGCGGCGTTGGCGACCCAACAGGAGTCCACTGATACGTGTTCGCCCCAATAGTAACCGACAACGTCGCTGCCGACATCGGTTGGGTGTTGGGCATTCGTACGAACGTAATCGTTCCTGTCGCCGGAAGCCCTCCGCCCATGTATTGAGTAGGTATCATGGCGCGGCCGTTCCTCCAGCGAAGGTAGACCCTGACAAAGACACACATCCAGTGTCAGAGTTGGAAGTGGTTAACGCCAAGCTGTTGCCCCCCGTTCCTGGAACACACGCAACCAAAGCAACGAGATTGCCGTAGTAGATTGCGTAATAGTCCTTGATCGGTGTCGACCCCAAGGCGCTTGGTGCGATGTCTGAACGATTCTGCTGTGCATTGATCGAGGCACACAACGAGATGGCGAGTTCTTGTGGAGTGGTTCCCACGAAGTCAGGAGTCGTAATTGAGCCTGGGGGCTTCCACGTGTAAGTATCGGACCCAATCGTAATGTGCAGGGACGGCGCCGCGCCTTGCGGGACGCGGTTGAAAACAATGGAGGCCGACGCGGGTCGCCCCCCTAACCGATAATAGTCAAGTCCAGGATTCATACTAGATTCTTCCTCTCTACAGTATGAGGGTGGTTTAGTGATGAACGATGAACCAGTTGACGTAGTTAGTCGAAGCAGCGGACGTGTCGCTAGCTGTAATCACAAATGAAGTTCCAGGGGTCTCTGCCGAAACCCAAACGTTTGTGTCTTTGCCACCAACTCTATGCACCATCGTTAAAAAGATAAGATCGTTTGTGTTGAAGGCGTTTTGCAGAACCGTAGCAGCCCCCGCTGCCAACGTAGCTTGGCCGGCCCAGGCGTTGGACGTACTTCCCGCCACAGTATTGGACTGAGGGATTTGCAGGTAGTTCATCGAAACCCCGCCGGAGACTAGAACGTTGGAGTCTCCCTGCCCATAAGGCAAACCGTCGATCACGTTATTGGCGTCCAACCATTGAAGGAGGGCGTGGATGTGGTACTGGGGCCCCCACGCACTCGGCCCATTAGTAGGGCTGATGGTGGTGTTAGCGCCAGTGCCCGATGGAGCCGGGCCAGGGTTTGCGGTTTGGGCGTACACCCAGTTTGAAAGGTTCAAGCCGAGCATACCCACCATCACTGTCATCGCGATTACCGCGCCAATACGAACGTATTGCTTCTTCATACAGGTTCTTCTTTCAGGTCTTCGCCCAAGTAGTTGAGGTCGGAAAGACTTAGCGTTGGGCGCGTTATGTCTTCCATGCCGATACCTACAGTAGGCCGCGGCGTCATGTCGATCCATCGCATATCCGATAGTTCAGCACGATAAAGGTTCTCCATCATGTGGTCGTCTTTGTCGATGGGCTTGTTCTCTTTGTCGTCCCAACAGTAACGTTGGACTTCCCACAAGGTGCGTTTGCACGTAGGACAAAAGTAGATAGACGGTTGAGAGTCAACCAGGGAGCGGTAGCGGAAGTTGCCTTGCACCCGAAGGATGCCTTGTGCAAGGGCCTTAGTCGCTTTCTCGACACAGCACGTGATCACACCAAGGCGGGCGAGTTCCTCCGTAAGTTCGACAGCCATGTTCGTCTCGGTGATGGGGTCATTGATAAAACCTAAAGGGTCCATCTTGTTCCAAACGATTCGCCGCCCACCAAGAATTGACTTAACTCGCGCCGCCAACTCCTTTATCGAACAATGTTCGAAGTGATCGGCAAAGTAAATATGCCGGCCTTGAGGACTGACAGTCGCGAACAAAAGTGCATGAGGAGTCTGAGGGTGAACATCGTAATAGACATAAACAGGCCAGTTGAGGGGCGGTTCGTTAAACAGTCCCCACCCCTTCGGTATATCTTTAAGGACGTGAATGTCCCATTTGAAATCCTTGTAAATAAGCCCTGACAAATGTAAGGGGATACCCCGTATGCGGCATTCGCGCTCTTCAGGCGTGAGGGTGGATTCAAACTCCTCCAACGCTTCTTTCGACAGATAGGGGTTGTCGTAGGAGGAACCGGTAACGGTCCAGACGTTCCCGCGATCGCCGCCGTCTGGGAAGAAGTAGTCGTTTATCCAGAACTCTTTGAGCGGTGTAAGGGTGAACCAGGCGGAACCTCCACGATCGACAAGTCCACGCGATACCGCTTTCCACATCGCTTCGGGGCACGGCTCATCCACGTGAATTGCGTCCCAGTCCGATGACTCCGAGCCTTGAGGGTTCGCCATGAAAGATTTGACGGTATCAAATCGCCAGAGAGACCCGTTTTTGAGCTCGATTGTATCAATAGCGCCAGAGTGGTTTCGGCGTATGCCGTGGGGTTTGACAGCGTCGCCTGGAAGGAACTTCCACGCTTTGCCCTTCTCCCCACGTTGGCTAGTGAAAATTTCATCAACTTTGTCCCAGTCTGTGGTGATCGTTAGGAGTTTAACAGGGTGCTGAGGAAGGCCACCACGACGATACGGGCTGTCTTCAGGGTACCAAGGCCGCTCGTTGAGAAGCCACGAAACGTCCTCGGCGCATCCCGCGATGGACTTGCCCCAGCGGTTACCCGTGCGGGCAAGACGCCGCTTGAACTTTAGGCCTGCGGCGTGAAAAGCGGCTTGCCCCTCGTGGGGGTGGTAATAGGCTAGACCAAACCGCTTGATGAGTGAAATCCGCTCGCGGCGCAACGCCACCTGACGGCGCTTGAGCGTGAGCAACTCGAGTCCCTGCCCTGAGTCATTTTCAATCATTGAAGATCACTTGCGAAGGAGCGCCGTCATCAACCCGCGCTCGCCCTTTACGGCGGAGGGTGGCTGCACCTGTGTAGGTTTGCCAGGTGCAGC